CGTCTCGAAACGGCGGAGCCGACTCGTCTCGAAACTCTGCCGACCCCGCACGAAACCGCGCAGCCGACTCGGAACGATATCGAGCCCGGCGAGATCAACGACGACTTCCTCGAGGATGAAGACCAGGGCAATGACTGAGGAAGCCGAACCCGCAGGGACCGGCCCAGCCGCATCGGCGCCAGGCGGCGACGGAATCGTCATCCGGCACCGGCTGCTCCCGAAGCAATACCAGTTCGTCACATCAACGGCCCCGCGTGTCATGTACTCCGGGGCGTATGGGGCCGGGAAGACGCTCGCCGTCTGCTACAAGGCCGCCGCCAGAGCCGCGACGCATCCGTATGCGCGTGAGTTTCTCTGCCGCAAGCATCTCACAACGCTGAAAGCCACCACCCTCAAGGCTCTCATCGAGGGCATCGGCGGACATCCTCCGGTTCTGCCGCCAGGCTCATACAGGCATCAGAAGGATGAGCACATCATCACCATCAATGGGGCCGGCAAGATCATCTATGGCGGGATCGACAAGGTGACCAAGATCAAGTCGGGCGGGTTCTCGGGGGTCGGCATCGACGAAACCACTGAACTTACGGAGGAGGAGTGGGGAGAAGCCACGACCGGCCGCGTGCGAGTGATCGTGCCCGGCCTTGAACTCCAGCGGTATTGCGCCACCAACCCAGCCGCACCGTCGCACCACCTTGCCAGGCTCTTTGGATGCGGCAAGGGCAACCCAGCTCGCAGTGAGTGCGAGGTGATCCATACCACGGCCTACGACAATCACCATCTGGCGAAGAAGTACATCGAAGATCTCGAAAGGCTGACCGGGGTGGCCAGAAAGCGGTACCTGCTCGGCGAATGGTGCGGGTCCGAGGGCGCCGTCTATGACACATTCGACAGATCGATCCACTGCGAGCCGGTCTGCGTGGCGCGGCCCTCAAGGGCGATTCTCGCCGTCGATCAGGGATTCACCGACGCCTTCGTCTGTCTTCGAGTCGAGGTTCACGCAGGCTCTGACGATGACCATCCCACGATCTGGGTGGCATCCGAGGTATACAGATCGAGAATGGAGTACGCCTCGAAGATCGAGGCTGTGAGATCAATGGCGGATGGTGTCGATGTGATCGTCGTTGATCCCAGCGCTCCTGAACTCATCGCAGGACTCAGATCGGCCGGTTTGCCCGCCGTCAAGGCTAGAAACGAAATCCTGCCGGGGATTCAGAGAGTGCAGTCGAGGCTTGCGGCAGTGCCGGGCGGACGGCCTGGTCTGCTGTTCGATCCTCAGTGCGTCAATCTCATGCGTGAGATGGAGTCGTATGAGTGGGCGCCGGAATCGCCTGGTTCGGAGAAACGGAAGGATGTTCCGATCGGCGGATCCGATCACGCAGTGGACTGCCTTCGCTACGCCATTGCGTGGCTGGATGCGCCGAGGCTCTCGGTCGCTCGTGTGTCGCCCGCATGGAAGGGCGCCGTACCGTCGGAGCCGGTGCGAGGTTCACTCGTGATTCCCAAGGGTCTGCTGACGGCCGACTTCAAGACCGGAGTTCAGCCGGATGGATTGGCGTGGCAGAGCCGAGCCGACGGCGACATCGGGCTGTGGTGTGATCTGCGGCAGGTCTACGGGACCGATCTGTTTCGCCCGTGGCAAGAGGACAGGTTCGTCATTGGGGCCAGCATCGGCGCCGGGCTCGGCAATGGCCGGTCCGTGCTTGTCGCGGCCCGACTCAGTGACAGATCGAAGGCCCTTGAACTCGTCCGCGAGGACCTTGACCCGATCGAGATGGCGAGGCTGTGCGTCTGCGTCGCGTTGTGGCTCGGGGGCCGGTCCAGACCCGTGATCGGCTGGCACGCGACGGGTCCGGGCGAGTCCTTCGGCCGTCACATCACCCAGCGGCTGCGCTGGGGTTCGATCCAGAGAATGAGCGAGCCTGGCCTGGTCACGGAAAGAGCGACCCAGAGAACGGGTTGGAACGGGGACGCCGACGATCTGCGCGGGCTTCTGCTCACCTATGCCGCCGATCTTCGATCCGGCCACTACATTCAGCGGTCACGGCTCGCACTGGAATCACTCGGGCGATTCGTGGTCGAGAACGGCAGCGCGCTCGACTACCTGGATCAGGATCAATCGCCGTCTCACAGGTTGGAATCCGGCTCACTGGCCATTGCGGACGCCATTGTTGCCCGTATGATCGAACGCGCGACATGGTCCGAGCCACTCGACCCCAGGCCGGTGGACCCGAGAGTCGAGGCGGCCAAGAAGAACCCGAACACCATCCTCGGGATGCTTGAACTCAGGGATAAGCGGAAACGGGAACTCGAAATGAACGCCAGACCGTGGGACGACACATGATCGAGGGAACCTGAAATGGCAAAGTCGTCAAAGCGCCGCAAGGTCGCACGCCTTCTTGAAGCGGCCCACTCGTCCTACAAGTCGCTCGATCGAATGAGACAATACGATCTCAAGGTCAAAATGGAGTTCATGGGCGACCACTTCAACAACGGCGCCCGCCCCCTGGCCGTCAATCTCATCAACGACTCCATCATCACCCTCGTGGCGAACCTTGCCTCAGAATCGCCAAAGGCCGAGATCGACGCCAGAACCGAGCCCGCCTTCGCCGCCGCCGGACGCATAATGTCGAAGATCATCTCGGACGACATGCGACGCATGAACTACCGACGCACCGCCCAGATCACACTCATCAACGCTCTGACCGGAGTCGGCGTCGTCAAGATCGGACGCGGGCCCGGGCCGGTCGGATATACCGACGCGGACGGCCGACACATCAGCGGCCTGGTCGAGTACATCGACTCGATCAGCCCCCATGCGTGGGTCACGGACACCGAGTGCGGACGACGCGATGATCGCGTGTTCGAGGGGCATGGATATACGACCAGTCTCCGATATCTCCGTGAAAACAGACTCATCACCGAGGAGGCCGCCGGGAGATTCCAGAACGGCGCAGCCGACCTGTCTCGGCATTCGGGCCGCGAGAGAGAGGAGAAGTCGGGCAATGTCGTTCGCCCATCGGGGTTCACCTCGACGCGCGATGTCGTAAAGCATGTCGATCTGGTCGATCTGTGGGTCGCGCCCGGCGTCCTCGGGCGAGAGCCCATGTACATCATCGTCCCCGGCAGACTGTCCACAGGCGAGTTCGACGATCCGATCGAGATCAGAGAGTGGACGGACGATGACGGGCCCCCGGACGGCCCCTATGAGATCGAGAGTTTCTACCCAACCCCGGACAACGCGATCGACACGGCCCCGGCCCCGTTCTGGCTGCGAATGGCGAGAATGACGAACGCCATGATCGAGAACGCGATCGACGGGGACATGACCATAGCCAACATCGCCATTGTCGATGAGTCGATGAACGAGGAGCGCGCGGCGGCTCTCATGTCGCCGAAAAACGGCCGCGTCTACTACGGAAATGCAGGACTCGTCAACAGACTCACGGTCGGCGGCGCCGCGCCCGAGATGCCCCAGAAGATCGCTATGTACAGACAGTTGTTCGCCGATCAGGCGTTCTCAGCCGACAAGGTCTCCGGCGACACCATCATCGGACAGTCAGGCTCGAGAACCGCGACGGAAGTTCAGGATCGAAGCATCAAGACGGGCGCCAAGGTCGGATTCCTTGAGGAACAGCACTACGACTTCCAGGACAGAGTCGTCAGAAAGTACTTCTGGCTCAAGAGAAGGAGCCCGCTCCTGCGAGAAGTGTCGTTCGAGACCGTGGCGCCCGGGATCAAGTTGCCCATCGAAATCAACGCCCAATACTTCGAGGATGTGCAAGACATCGATCTCGAGTTTTCCGTCGAGAGAGGCTCCATGAAGAGAGCCACAATCGAACAGCGAGCCCAAAAGGCCATGCAGTCGGCTTCGGTTATCGTGCCACTGGCGGCCAACCTCGCCGTTGATCCGAACTTCAACTCTCAGGCGTTCGTCACCTCGATGCTCAAGCAACTCGTGGATGAGGACGAGATCAGAACCTGGTACCGGGACCAGGCCACTGCGTCGAACACGAACCAGCCAAGGTCCGAACCCGCAGAGACCGGCCCGACCGAAACCGTTCCCATGCCGCCTGGCGGCGCTTTCTCGCAGCCTGGCACACAAGCCGCCAGTGTCCCTGGTGGCGCCGCGTTGCAGAGTCTCTCCGCGTTGCAGCAGACTCAAGGCCAGCAACCCCAGCAGCCGTTCGGGTGATCTCGCCGGGCTCGATTCGATTTGCTTCGCGTTCGGCTGCGCCGGCCCCTGCGGGGTCAGCTGCGCCGG